CTTTCCTAAAGCACACTAGCCATCACAAGCTAGAGGCACCCACCGCGTGTTAAGCGGATTCGGGGTTACCACCCCGTTTGTCGGCCAGGTAGTCTTCAAGTTCTGACAAGAACAAGAGCTCTAACTGGTTTACCATCGCGCGGTTTGGACGCACCCGATAGTTCGAGCACTCGACTTGACGGGATGAGGTTTCCACACCATCATCTCGAAGTCTATCGCGAGTCCAAGTTAAGTTTAACCAGTGACGGTAGCCGCCAAGTCCTGTCTCACAGTCTTTTGTGATTGCCTGGAGCCTCTTACGAGGAAAGTCAGGCGTGACAAGAGCAAACTTGAGGCTAGTATCACGGCCACCCCATAACATCGGAGGAACAAGATCCCTTAACCAAAGCCAAATTTCTTCGACCTCAGGGTCAAGGATCCTGTACGCGTCTTGAGCAGCCCACTTGCGTAGGCTGTTGGCCGTATGGATTACGTCCAAATAAGTCTCAATAGGCTTCCTCAGATAGAAAGGAGTTACGTCGAGGCCATTGTGATAATGACCCCCGCAGGATTCCCGAAAGGGACCCTCAGTGAAGGACTTGTCGCGGTTCGTTTGAAAACCGAAGACCGACAAAATCCATATGAGATCCTGCGCCATGCTAGTGGGACATATAATATCGTCCCCATACACGGATATGACGCCACGAGTGCCCGTAAAATAGGCTGTGGTCTTCGCCAACGTCCAGAAGAGCAAGCTCTCCAGTTCGAAGGTAAATCCGTTGCCCATCGACGAGAACATCTCGTTCCGATGTAGTTCGTTATCGATCCACGTGTTTTCGCACCGAAGTGCGTCCAGCAACGTGAACCAACATGAGGGTAACAACAAGTAGACCAGAGACGACGTAACTGAGTCGCTGGCGCTTGAGAGATCAAGAGTGGACAGAAGCCCACTGCGAGACCCCTCGTACGCCAATCGGCGGTTCGTCGATTGATCGTTTAGGTCGATACCAACACGCTTGAGGCACCGGCGGATTTCGCCGCCGAGGCCCTTTTGCATGAACATGTTCAGATCGGGCTCTTTACAAGCACAACGATCTATATCGGTTTTCTTTGGAACGGTAAACATGACGTTACCTTCTACGATCCGAAGATCGGCCTTGTCAAAGGGCCAGCCTGGGATATCTGGGAGCAAGCTCTCAAATAGTTCCCATGCTCTTTCAGTAGCGTCTGCTTTCCCGACGTACTTCTCCGCGGGATGCGAAGAAGTACGGTTACGGCTTGTTGATGCACCACCACTAAACGAGCCCACAAGGGACTCGAAAGGAGGAACCTCACCAATCGTTGTCTCAATAAGCAACTTCGCCCAATCTACGAATGAGTCGAATCGGACCCCCGGTAAAATTTGATAATCCGGTGGGTAAGTTACGATTCTATCATTCGTAGCAGCATTATCCGCTTCAGCCGCTAACCATTTGTTGATGGCGCGCTGGCGGCGAACAGGTGCTGGATCCGTTTCATGAGAAACGAATTTATCCAGGAAAGAAGCCTTGAGATAATCAGTTTTCACTGACCACCCCAGGAGACCCCTGATTCTCTGGATGAACTCTGGAGTTATCGAGTCGGGTACTCGCTGATTCGCGCACGGTTTGCGCGCTTGTCGAGGAGTGCTGCTCATATATGGGTATCCCTATAGTCTGAGGAAGTTGTATACGGCTGTATACAACCATCAGGAAAGCGAGGATTAAACCGAACACCATAACCATTAAGCCGAAGCTCAATAGCACGAGATCTCGGTTTTCACCCCGCGCGTTATTGGGGCGCATGCGCCTTAATAAACGCCCTGAAGCTTCGTAAGCACATCATCAGTCCACTTCGACGCGTCAAGCGCCGAAGCAAGCTGACCGACCATGTCCTTCCGCTCCTGAAGGGTGCTTGTAGCACTAAACTTCAGGTCAAGATCCGCGTACGCAGTGCGTACAACGACCGGGGTGGTAACCCCATTGATCGTTTGGTCATTGACAACCGGAAAGACCAGTCGGAGGGAAACGACGTAATTGCCGTTTCCTGTGTTACGAAGTGACAGCGTTACCCGCTTGTCGCCCACGGGAACACCCGTGGACTCAACGACAGTGGCGACGGAACCAACAATGTCCCGAGGGACAAACGTGTGATCCACCGGTGTGCCGGCCCTGTCCGTGAGGACGAGGTTTGCAAGTTGTGGCATTTAATGTCCTTCATGCTAACACTGACGGGATTGCCAGTGATAAAGAAAGGTAAGCCTATAGACTCACCAGGACCCTCCTCAACGTAAAGGAGGAATTTGTCTCCATAACGCAAGAGCGTTTCTGGAGTGGGTTGAAGTAAATGGATTAGAGGTCTTAGCGTAGAATTCCGGATCAGGAAAATCAAACAATTGGTAACGCTTCATCTGAAGCTTTTCAATAGTGATTTCCCCGGGGTCTTCTACAGTATAACCTCCCTGCCCATGGAAGCTAATCGTTTGATGATGCTCCCTGTGTTGGGTAGTTGATCCACTGACGAAACCTAGACCCGCTTTCGCGGAGGACGCCTCTAAGGTGTTACCGACTGGAATGAACCAATCGACAGCAAAGGACCAGGGAACTAGTTCCCAAGCCACACTTAGTGGGTTTATCAGGTTCCACTGATTTGCTTGACGCATTTCAGGGATGTCGATATGGGCATCGATGCGGCATGAAGCCTTCTCGTTGACGGACCAAGGTCCAGAAAACTCACCGAGGGTGAATTCCCCATTTCGCTCTGCATGCATTCCACCAGAGCCGGAGACCAGAAGGTCTTTGGAAACCGACTCGTGAAAACGATCGTAACCGTTTTTGATGTCTTGCAAGAGAGGCTTCCAGCCAAACTGGTATTCTAACCAGCGATTAGCAGGAAACTTACCTGTTAAAACGGATGACCAACTCATACCAAGCTCAGACGCCACGCGTTTGAATTCGCGACGCTTTAAGGCTAACATAGCCTTCCAAACTTGAGAACAAGATTGGGCAACCAGTCCAAGAGTTTGCTTTCCTTCTGCTATATTTGAACCAATGTCGGCTTTTTGATTGGCCAACTGGTTTAGCGCCTTAGTGATGGCGCCGTTAACCAGGTTCGCATCGAAGTTGGGAAGGCTCGCGTTACCGGGAGCCCATCCACCTCCGTTTAGCACGTAGAAAGCATCAGAAGAACCACCAACCGGAGTCCCATACCACTCACCCCCATCGGGATAAATAGTATGAGTGGGTCGGACGGTTTTAACGTTATAAATGTCAAGATGGTACTCAGTCGGATACCGCCAAGGCGTTCCTCCGGCTAAGCTCACCGCATGCGTTTTGTGGCCTACTTTCCAATAGTAGTCCTCATAATGGCTCCAGCCGTAGTTATGAGTCCACACCCATCGGGTGTTGCCATAACCAAGGAATGGAAGTTGCGGTGATATTGACATCTAAACGCTCCTCTTATCTAAGAGAACACTGTCGGAGCAGACGTTATAACACTAGACCGAATTAACAATCATAATGTTATTCAACTCCACCAACCTAGGAGGATCTCCTAGAGCTGGACAATGTCCAGACCCACCACCCGTAAGGGTGGT